TTTGTTTTTTTTCATCTTATTATGTTTTTAATTATTTGTGTGTCCACCGTACCATATTTTTTATGTACGTTTCTTAAATATATTTCTGCATAGTCAATTTGTTCTTGATTATTAGAATATAAATAAGTTTTTAGCTGCATATTTATTTCTGTTAGTTCTGTTGCCATTAGTGATAATCGTTATAAATTTCTACAACTTCGCTTCTTTCTTCTGCTGTTAGTTCCCACAAATCTTTTCCTGGAAATAACTTATTTGCTATACTAATAAATGCTCCTGTTTGCATATCTATTCTTTTATTAAAGTTAAATTTAAATAGCCTGCAACATAGTTAATATGTTTTTGTGTAGTCATACTCCAATAACCTAATTGGTGTAATTCGTTGCCTTTAATTTTTGCAACAATAGTAGTGTAACTCCATACATTGTTTCCCTCTAATCTTAAATTCTGTTTGTACTTTGGTAATGTTCTCATTTTGTTATGATTTTAATTAATAATTTTTGTTTATAAATTTGCCACAAAAGGGGTACATTCTTGTATGATATGATTGCCCTTTTTTAATGCGTTTTTTATTTGTAAATATAATATCATTTTCTGCAACATTATCAATGCGCCCATAATATCCAATTTCTTTTCTGTCCGGCTGTGCTATATTTTTTGTTCCCATAAATTTATTGCCAACCATATATTCTATAAAGTAACCTTTATGTTCAAATTCTGTAGCCATTTGTTTATTTTATTATTTTTATAATAGTTTCGCCTCTACCTTTTAAAGCTCTTTTTTTACTAACTTCAGCTAACTTAATATGGTCTTCACGAAGCAAATCTAAACTCTTGAATTTTTTAGTTGTTTTGCTGCTATCATATATCCAAACTTTAGTTAATTTTTTTTCGTTGTATGTTACAATGTGTTTCATAATTTTTGTTTTTGTTATTAATAATTTATAAAAGTAACTTAAATTAAGTTATAAACAAAACTTTTAATAACTTTTTTAGTGCAATGCGTATTTGCCAAAATTAGGTCGGCTTAAAATTGAATAAGTTGCATACCTGCAGCTATCAATTATATGGTTATGTTTATCTATTGGTGTATTTGTAAGCATACCTGTTTTGTCCTCTTTCCATTTATAGTTTCTAAACTCCGATATTGCATTTACTGATGTGCTTAATACATTTATTTTATATCGTTTTAATAAATCTATGCCAGCATTAATACTGTCCCTGCCTTTTATGCTTGCAAATATGTTGTGGCCCATTTTACGCAACTCACTAATTAATCTTGGCTCTGCACTATCTGCATATATAGTGCCTGTTATATTTTCCTTTTTTAGAAACAAGCTAATATCGTTTGTTGTCATTTGTGTTCTATGCAAATGCTCTTTTATATATAAGTTATTATTTTCTAAATAAACAGAGCATAAAACTGTCGGGTCGTTGGTGTAGCCAAAGTCCATTCCATACGATACTAAATTTGCAGTTGCAGGTATTTTATTAACCTCAACATAATTAAATATTGTACTCCTGCTGGCTGCTCTTTCGCCCAACCCATATATTTGCCAATACTGTTCATCAGTTTGTTTTAATAGCTCTATTTCTTTTTTTATGCTATCCTCAATAAAGGGGTTATCAAGGTATGTAGTTTTAAAAAAGTCACAATCTAATCTTGGTATTAGTTTATCATATATCCAATGGTATTCGTCTGACGGGTTGAAATCTAAAATAACACGTTCCTGCGTTCTAAAAAGTAGCTGCTGCATATCTTCATAATACAATTCGTTTCCCTCATTTACAAATAGTAAGTCCCTTTTTCTACCTCTTATTTTTTGTGGCATATCTAAAGATATAAACTCTACAAGGTTTCCAAACAAATAATATTCAGAGTTTGATTTATTATGATGTGCTTCTGTGTATATATTATGCACCTGCAGTATATTTAAAAAATCACGCATAACTGTTGCACGCAAGCTGGGAAATGATTTTCTACATACTGTAATAACTTTGTCATTGTTATTAATGCAATACTTAAATATTATCCAAAGTAGTATATTATAAGTTTTGCCCGACCTTGTACCACCCTGCTCAACAATAATTTTTTTATTACTGTTAGATAGATGTTTGTAGATTTTATTTGTTTGTAACGTCTTCTGTTTTATCAATTATTTCAATCTTAAAATTAGTAGGCATTCCGTCTGCACCTGTAATTTCTTGCCTTTCAATATAACCCCTTTTTTTGCCTTTAGTTTTTAAATAAAATATTGTTGCTGCTGTACTGTTAGCAGATATTTGTTTATGCAGCTGGCTTTCGGCAAAATCTAATGCTACATTTTCAATATCTTTTACTTGCTGTGCAAATACATCATCTTCATTTAACCATTTGTAATAAGTGCTTCTTGGTATGTCTGCTTTTTTGCACGCAACTGTTACAACCCCTAAACTTTGTTCTAATGCTTTTAATAGGCTTTCCTTTTTTATATGTCTACTTTCGTTCATTTTTTTTTGTTTTTTTGTTATATTTTAATTGCTTTTGCTTGTTTATATATTTAAACCTTTCAAGCATATTTATATATCTAATATCTTTTTCCATTAGTGATTTTTTACAAATAAGTCAAACTGCTCTTTTACGCAACTTGACAACTCAATATATGTTTCTTTGTGTTCGGGAAAAGTATGTATTGCAAAATGGCTTTCGCTTAATAAAAAAAGTGCTGTATAACCAAATGGCTCAAAATGCTTTTCAATAACATTTAACACATTAAAACCACTTTCCGATAATAGTTTACTGTATTTATTATAAAGTGCATTAGGGTTTGTTATATCAACCCAAACTGCATAGTTATATATTTGTGCTTTCATCTAAATTTGTAAAATCTAATTTTTTATAATTGTTTTTAATATTTTTTGGATTGCCTTTGTAAAACACTAATATATTTTGGTGGCATTTTCCAATTTTTCTGTTATTCATATACCTGCCTACTCTTTGTGGTAACGTGCCTAAACTTTCCGCAATAATCATTTCATTATATACTTGCAATCCATTTTGTAAAAATATGTTTTTAACATCATCAACAAAACCATAATAAAAACCTTTTTCGTCTCTTATATCCCCAACTACAATTACTGCAAACCTATCTTCTTTTAAACATTTAATTGCGCCTGTAAATGCCTTATTTATAATTTTTAAAAAATCTTTATAGTTATTTTGATTACTTGCATCATTTTCCAATTCAGAATATACCTCTAAATCATAATAAGGTGGGCAACTAAATAATAAATCTTGGCTTGCTGCTGGTATGTGTTTTAAAACATTTACACCGTCATCACATATATATTTGCTCTTGCTACCTTTTAATCTTTCGTTATTTAAGTCAGCCTGTTCCTGCCTTAATTCAATACCTGTAAATTTATTGCCTAATGCATCGCTAACATAACCAAAAACACTATCGCCAGCAAAGCAATCAAAGGTATTGCCATTATCTATTCCAAACCACCTATTTGAAATTTCAGCAAGTACAGGGTCTAATATAGATGTACCGTAAAAATCACTTATTAAATTTTCTCTTGTTTCGCCATTATCCCCTATTAAGTTTTTCCAATATTTTTTTCTATCCAACCAATATCCCTGCTTTGTGTCTAATATGCTAAATGGTGGCACAATAAATATATCTTGCAACTTATTATGTTCTTCTTTTTCTTCTATTGCATCAAATGGAAAACCGTCTAATCCCCACTCTTCTAATTTATTTATATCCCATTCGTTACCTAATATGTCCCAATCCCACTCGCCAAAACCAACGTTGTCTTTTATTATAAATTCTTCCTTTTGTGCTGCTGTTAAATCTTCTGCCTTTACAATATATACTTCTTTAAAATTTAATTCCTGGCAAGCCTTAAATCGCATATTACCACCCAATATAATATTGTTTTCGTCCACAACTATTGGGCGCAACTTTAGCATTTGTGGAAAATCTTTTAAAGATGTTTTTAGTTTTTTAAATTTACTATCTTTAATTATTCTTGGGTTTGCAGTATTTGTTTTTACTGCAGTAATTTTTACTTTTTCTATCATATATATAACGTATTAATTGATTAGTTTTAAAAGTCTAATGTAATTGTAATAAAAAATAAAAATAAATTTATTGTTCTATAATTAAATTTATCAGTTGGCTGCAGGCATTCCCACCCTAACATAAATCTGTCGTGTGGATAATGTAACGATATTTCAATTTCCCAATCCATTATAAATGTCCCCTTGCATCTGCAACAGCTGGCTCCCCTACAATAATATCGTAAACCTCTTTGCGTTGTTCATCTTTACGTTTCCATTCAAAAGATTTTAAAACTAATTCTGCTCTTTGGTCGTAATCTTGTTTTTCTTCGTCTTTCAAGTTTTCTATAAGCCGATTTCATTATTAGTTAATAAGTAACCAAAGTTTTTAGGTATTTTTGCAATTAATAAATCATTATATTTTTCTTTTAATTTATCGTACTGTTGCCTGTTTTTATATTCCTCTGTAATTTTTTGCCCTAAATAGTCAAGTTTATATATATCATATAATTTTGCGTAATTAGGTATGCTCATTAAATAATTAAATAATTTGTTCCTTGCATGCAAAACAGTTGCGTGGTCTCTATTTACTATTTTACCAATACTGCTTAATGTATTGTTGGTATTATCTATTGCTAATTTAAAATATAATGCTCTAAATAATACTGCATCAGCTTTTCTTGACCTTGTCGCTATATCATAACCTGCGCATTGGTCTACATAATTTTTAAATCTTTGTAATTTTTCCATTAAAATAATTCTATTTGTTTAATATTTGATTTTTTTATAATTCCTAATGCAGTTTCAAAGATAGTTTTACCAGCTTTATAATCTACAAGGTTTCTTGCTATTTTATCTGTTCTTTGTTTTCCTTTGTATTTAGTAAAATCGTATTTATGAAATTCACACCATTTTTGCACTTCGTTTTTGCCCTCCATTATACTTAATTTTCTTTCATTTAAATCGTTTGGTAAATTAAAGTTTGTCCAATATAAATGCCTGTTTCTTTTTTGTGCTGCAATTAATGGCTCATAATAAGGGATAACATTCTCAACAACATATTTTCCTTTGTACCATTTATTTAAAAATATAATTTCTTCATATAATTTTAAATCGGGATAGGCTGGAGTAGTTGTATTTCTTCTTGAAAACCTTGCTCTGCTATGTGTCGGACAAGGTGGACTGCTCCAAATAAAATCGTACTGCTGGTAATGGTCTAATAAATATTGGTGTGCATCTGCAACTATTACTGTATCATTAGGAAAACGTTCTTGATATAGTTTAGCAAGTTCTTTGTCCCATTCAACTGCTACAACTTCAATATCTTCTTTTACTTCATTCCACTTGTATCTGTTACCACCTAAACAAGCATATAAATTTAGTATCTTCATATTTTAAAATTATCTTTGTGTTCATAATTATCTCCATTATTACAAAACTTGCATAATTCTTCACTATGCAAATGTTTTAAAAGATTAGCGCAAGTGTAAAAACCATACTTACATTCATTATATTTCAATTAGTTCTTAATTTTAAAAGGTTATAACACTCTATATATTTTAGCTTTGCTTTGCCTTTGTATTCTTGTTTAAATAATTCGTATAACTTTTTTGTGTATTGGTATTTTGTTTGGCAATCTGCAAAATATTTTTGTGCAAACCTAACTCCCTTGCCTTTAAAATAATTAACATTGTCTGCAGTATCGCCAACAATACATTGCTCATAAAAATTGTATAGCGCTTCGTCTTCTGTTATATCTAATACCTCCTTATGCTTATAATGATAATTATAAATTAATGCAGGAAACTGCTTGTAATCTTTATCTATAGATACAATCATTACTTCATTCCTGCCTAATTCATCGGTTAACTTTTTCCAATACCTTGCAACCATATCGTCAGTTTCAATACCATAACCATAAATACTATCGTAATGCTCTTTTACAAATTTGTGCATTTCATTTAGCAATGGTGGCAACTCTTGTTTTTTTCTATTTGCTTTATAGCTGCTGGCAATTTGTTTTCTAAAATTACCTTTTGAGCCACTAAAGGTTATTACCTTATCAACTTGGTGCATTTCTTCAATATGGTTTACTATTGCCATAAATTGCTCATCAAATTTTGCCCTTGCATCTGCAATATCTGTATAGTACTTTTCATCTTCGGGGTGTTCCCGTTTCTTATAACAGGCTGCAAATATTAAACTGTCAGCATCTACCAATAATATCATAACTTTGCTACTGTATTTTTTAAATCATCAAGAAAAAATTTATCCATTTTATTTTTTTCCTCAACACATAATCTAATTATGCTTGGTAAATCTTTATATAAAGTATCTATATTAAATGTTAATTGTTTATCATCATCATATAGCATATATAGCTCTCCATTATCTGCATACAATGTATGTGTTTCGTGTATGTAAGTTGTTTTGTATTCCATTTTTATTGTTTTACTGTTAGTTTTAAATAATTTTTGTTTTTAGCAGGTTTTACTTGGTAGGTAATGGTAACATCTGTTATTTCCTTGTCCTGCGCTGTAAAGTGTTCTATTTGCTTTTTTAAGCCATTCCAAACTGCATCGCTTACTTTCATTATCTGTTTTCGTATTTACTATATTTAAGACCTATTGAATTGCATAAAAATTCTTCTTCAAACCAAAAAATATCGTTTATTTCTGTATCAGTAGGTGGCGTATAATTAAAGTATTCCTCAAATCTATATTCAAGCATTTCTAATTCTTCGTTTGTAAATTTATGTTCTGCTGCTGCATTCCAAAATTCAAAGTCTTTTAAGTTGATTTGTTTTGTATATTTCATTTTGTTTTTATTTTATATTTAATCTTTCAGCAAATTCATCAACAGTATCATAACTGTTTTGTATAAGGTCTCTTTCAATTTCTATTTGTAAAATTTCAAGCTGGTGCAGCATATAAGTATTATCTGTTGTACTAACTAAATCAATTAAATCTTGTAATCTTTTTTTGTGTAACATTTGTTTTGTTTTAAATTAATAATAACAAATATACTATTAATTAAGTTGTAAACAACAATATTAATAACTACTTATTTAAATTTATTCTAACTGCATCATTTTCCTTTAGTAGGTAAACTTCTTTTGTAACTCTTTTTTTTGCCCACATTGTACTGTCGGGACAATATTTTTTAACTGTTTTTGGCATTTCTAATGTGTTTAAGTAATACATAAAATTACCTTTAGTATCATTAACAAAATAAATTTTTACAACTGCAGCATCTAATTTCATTAATGCATCGTATCTATCTTTTTCAAGCATTTTAGTTTCATAGTATTTATTTCTAAATTTCATTTCAATTACACAATTTATGCCTTTAGGTGTTTTGCCTTTTGCATCGTAACTTTTGTTTCCTTTGCCCGTCCATTCTAATTCCCAACCGTCAAAGTTTAATAAATGTATAGTTGCTTTTTCAAGCTGATGTATCTTATTTTGTTCCATTATTCCATATTACATTTAAATCTTTTATCCACTGCTTTATTGTTTTTGGATTGCACGTGCAAGGCTTATAGTAATTGTGTTTGTGATATTCTGCGTGCAGCTGGCATACCAACTCAAATTCTTTGTTAGTAATGTGTTGCTTTGTACCCATTCTAAAGTTTTCCCATTTTGCATAATCTTGTTTGTTAAATTTTACCACCTGTCTATTTTTATATTGTTTAACTTTTTTCTTCTATCATTACATTTGCATTTTGTGCCTTTGTATTTATGCCAGGCTTCAACAATATATTTAATGCCTGTGTACTTTGTAATATAATAAATAACGTTCCCTAATTTCATATTAACTCTTTTATTGGTAAAATAATTCCTTTGCTTGCATTGTTGTCCCCACCTTTTTTATCCCTATTTGTATTAATGTATTTCCTGCATTTTTCTTTTAGCGCATGCGTTTCTATAACATATAAAAAATCTAAATAAACAAAATAATATTTTGCAGTTGTTGTTGTAATACCACTTGGCTTTCCATTGCAATAATATTCTACATAAAAATTGCCTGTTTTTTTATACTGTTCATCACTTTTTACCTCAACTCCAATTTTTAATTCTGGCACATAAATATCATATTCTTTATGGTAACCGTCTTTAATGTATGCTTTTTTATAACCAACGCTGTGTATATATTTTAAAGCTAATTTTTCATAATATTGCCCTGTTTTTAAATCTTGTAAAAACTTTGTTCTCATAATAGCTTTTTTAGCTTGTTTTTTACTTTAGTATATGTGTTATATAAAGAGTAATATTGTATGTAAGATTTTCTACTTAATTCTGCAATACTTTCGCCAGCATTAATTAATTCAAATACCTTTTTATCATACCAAAACATCTTATCCAATTCATCAGTAATTTTTTTATATGCAGCATCATAATCTATATCTAAATTTGAAACATTAATATCCACATCGTCAATATTAATAATTTTAATATTTTTCCCTTTACGCTTTAAATCATAAAATAAAGATTTTAACGTTTTAAAAATGTAGTAATAATTAATTTCATCTTTATACATTATATTTAAACCTTTAGTTAATTTTTTATGTATTTTAATATACATTTCTTGCACAATATCTTCTGCTGTTTCTTTATGGCAACCAAAACTAACAACTATATCTATCCAGGTTTTGTGCTTTTCAGCAATTAATATTAATGTTTTTTCTATCATTAAGCTAATGGGTCATATATATTTTTTACTACCTGTGGCAAGCCATAATTGTTGACTTCAAAACTAAACGTGTCAAAACAATATCCCCTGCTTCTTCCACATTTTACTGTAACCCAATTTTTATTAACTGTATTTGCTTCTAATGATATAACAGTTTCCGCTTTTTTTTCTAATGCACTTCCTAAATGTCCTGTTCCTAATTTTTGGCTGCCATAGTTTTGATGTATTACATTTATTATATGACAATTATATTGTGTGCTAATTCTCATTAATGCTGCGACTAATTCATTACTTTGCTCTATATTATTAACATCGCCACATAAATCTGCTATTCCGTCAATTATAACTAATGACTGTTTTTCAATTTTGTTTTTTAAAAACCATTCAATAAAATTTAAACGTTCTTTATAGCCTACAGTACGTAATGCAAAATGGTGGTATTTATCTTTTGGTATATTATTGTCCATATCTAATGGTCTCTTAAACACTTTGCTGCAGTGCCAAACTCCCTGCTCTGTATCTATATGTAATAAATTTCCATTTCCCCTATGACCTTTAATATCGCCAACGTATATATTAGTATTACTTAAAAATGCTGATGCTAATAATGATACAAAAAATGTTTTCATTGTTTTTGGTGGTGCTGTGATTACACTTAAATTGCCATAAGTGCCTAATGCTATTGGCACTAAAATATCTTTTTCTTTAGTTTGTATTAATTTTTCCCCATAGCTTAATGCAACTGGTGGATAATCTATTTTTTTGTCAATATCAACAATACAATCATCGTGTATATATTCCATTAACATATTTTGCTCTGTTTGTTTTTGTTCTGTCATATATTTTTTTTTACAATATAATAAAAAAAAAGGCTGCAAAATTAATTACAGCCTTTAAAAGTTTAAAATGGCAAATCGCCACTTTGCGCATCAACTGCTACAGCAATCTGCTTATCATCTTCCTTATCAGCTACCTTTATATTTCCGTCCGAAGTCCACACTACTTTTCCATTACCTAAATAAAGTTTTGGCATTTTAGCTTCCCGTTCTTCTTTTGTTTGATTATCCATAAAAGCAACGTTGTTTCCGTAACGTGTTTCGTCTTGTACTGCAACAGTAATGTTTAAATATACTGCTCCGTCTTTTCCACTGATAAATTTTTCTTTAGGTAATTTATCTACTCTAATTGAACCTGTGATAATTGTACTCATATTTATTTAATTTTAGTTAATATTTACTTTATTTCCCTTTGTGCTGATTTTTTATCTGTTCTTGTATATGAATATATTTGCCTATTTTCATCACAAGGTATAAATTTTATTTTATCATTTAAAGGTGGTTTTACTTTCCGTTTTCTCATAATTATTTTTTTTTAAAATCTTCGCTTTCGTCTTCTCCAAAAACCCCTAAACTGTAAAAGCCTGTAAGTTTTAGTACTGCTCTTGATAATGCACGCTTTTCTGCCATTTCCATAACATACCAGCTGCCTGTATTTCCGTCTTTAAATGATGCTCCTTTATATGCAGAGCCAAATGTTTGTATAACATTTTTATCTTTTTCATTAATAGCTGCAGTTGCTTTTACTACTGCAAAATTATGTTCGCATTTTACTACATCAAATTTAATTAATATTTGTTCTTGCGCTTGTATTTTTTCTATGCCTTGTCTTGTAATGATTACAAAATGTTGGTGTTTAAATACATCTGTTTTTTCTAAATTATACTTTTTGTATAATTCAATTAATTTGTCTCGTTCCATTTTTGTTATATTAAATTGTTAATTTCAAGAATTGCCTTTAATTCTTCTATCTTTTTTTGTAAGGCATCAACCCTAAACTGATATTCAGTAAGTAGTTGGTTTGTAGTTTGATTACTAAAGTTTGTGTTTATCATTTGTTATGTTTTAAAAATTAATAATCGTAAAGGTATAAACAATTATGTTAATAACAAAAAAAAAAGGGGTGCATTTCTGCAACCCCTAATTTATACATAACAAAACAAACTTGTCAAATATACTTCAAATTAAATCATTAACCAAATTTTTATATTTAATAATCATTTCTTCTATTTCATAATTACTAAACTTTACAATCTGTTTAGCTTTGTAATATAATTCATCTGCAATACCTGCATAATATTTCTCATCTAAATTTTTACCAAAAATAAATTGTTCTCCATACTTAAAAACATTGCAGCCACTGCATTGGACTTGACAGTTTTGTTCGTCCCACCTTGTAGCATAATGTTTCCTGCTTTGAAAATGACCGTTTTGTAGTTTTTTCCAATGGTCTTTTTTACCACACGTAAAACACGTTGCATTATTATTTACTGCATCTTTTAATCGTATGTACTGACTAAATACTGCATCTAACTTTTTAACTAATTTACTCCTGCTGGGTTTTTTTTTTGTTTTAGGTATTGTTTTAAATGGCATTATCTATTTTTTCAATTATATGTCGCAGCTGGCTGCGCTCAAACTCCCCACAATGCTTGCCATTAATTATTAGCATAAAATGGTCTTTTCTAATTTTTATACAGGTTATTTCCATTTTTATTTTTTTTCTATTAATATTTGTAATAAATTTAAACTTTTTTATAAATATATAAGTATGTATATATATAGGTATAATAATACAAAATAATATCTAAAAAAATATAGTAAAAATATAATAAGTAATAATTTTCTGAAATCTATTTATTTTTTTGGGCAATAAATTTGTATTTTTCAACTCCCCTGCTTCCAAAATATGCAACGTAAACTGTTATTAAAAGGCTTTTAAGCAACTCAATCCATTCTACATTTACACCAAAATCAATATTTAAACTGTCAAGTACTATTAAAAAAATCATAGATACAGTAAGAAATATCAAAGTCATCGGTCTTGTATTTTTGCTTAAATAGCTATCACTTGCCATATCAGCAGTCCACCTTTTACTTACTTCCTGCGCTTCTACAATGTCAAGTTCTATTAGTTTTAAGGCTTTTTCTTTATCTACAGCTGGTAATGCACTATCATTAGAAATAAGTTGTTTAACCATACCTAAAACGCCTGCATCGGGCAATAAATCTCCTGCAACCCCTAATATGTTTGGTGCAGCTTTTACCAAAAACTTTCCTACTCTTGTATCTTTAAACTTTTTTTTTGGCACTACTTCTTTTTCTTTTTATTAAGTAAATACCACTTTTGTACTGTGTAGCCTATTGTTACTAATACAAGTATAATTTTTAATGCTATATCTATATTTGTCATTGAAATTCCAAATGCTCCTATGTTTATAAGTAATGTTTTAAAGTCTGTTATCATTTCTTATCTATTTTTTTTAGTTTATTAATTGCCCAATTAATGCCAGCACTTCCACCCCAACAGTCCCACATTAAACCACCACAACCCTCTGTATATGGCACGTCTTTATGCTGTTGATGCCTTTTAAAAGATGCCATTCGTGCTATTGTATCTCTTGTAATATTTTTGCCACTTGCTAATTGTCTTGCTCTTGTCCACCCTACCTGCGTACCACAACTGCTGCCATTTTTTTCTTTATATGCTATTGCACGTTTTGCATTATTACTTGCTCCTTTTGGATAGTCGTTGTAACTTTCAAGTTCTACATCTGCGCCTTTAAATGATTTATAACAAATTGCAATAGCCTGTGATTTTTCGTGATACTTCATTAATTGTGGTACACACCTAATCATAAAATCTTTTTGTTTTTCTCCTGCTTTTTTCTTTGGTATTGGCATCTTAAAACTTGTTTTCTAAATATGGGTAATTGTGAAAAAAATGTATTCCCTCCTCTTCAATATCAATAGCAAAAGGTAGCCATTCAGCTGGGTGTTCTGTAATATTATCATTCCAAAGTACATCAACTTTGTATTTATCATCTATTACAGCAATAAAAGATATTGTATTTATATTATCATCTACACTTGCTGCAGCATTTTTAAATTCATCTTTTGTATTAAATTCGTATTTACCAACTTTCATAATTTAATCTTTATAAATGTAATATTTTCCTTTGCGTCTTGTAACTAAAACTTGTTTTCTGTTTTTCTTTTTTGAAACATAGGAAACGTGCAACCATTTAGGTACTGCACCATACTCCCATATAAGCTGGTCAAAATCTAAATTTTTTCTAATATAATGAAACATATCTAAATTTGTTTTACAGTCTTCTTTTTCGCAAGTCATGCTTGTAATGTCTATTGCTTGGCCTTTTAAATGACTACTTGTTACACTACCTTTAATTGCAGTATTTAATTCTTTACTTCTAAAAAAACTGTTTACTTTTATAGGGCAACCCACCCATTCACGTAATGGCTCAAAAACTTTTTCTGCAACTGTTTGCATACATTTAAGTTCTTTTTCATTAGGCACGTTTTCAATACCGTATTTATTTGCAGTATTTGAATATGTCCCCTCTTTATAGCTTATGTGTTCACTTATTTTCTCCATTTTCTATAGGTTTAATTTGCCCGTTTGCTAAATCAATATTTACTTCGCCATATTTACTTTCCAGGACTTTTTTGTTTTCTTCAATCTCTTGATTAAGTTGTGCAAATAAATGACTTAATGTATGTATTTGTGTTTGCAGCAATCCCATATCATTTAAAATTGCTTTTTTTCTTTGGTCTTGTTCTTGAATTAATGTTAATTCGTCTTTTGTGATTTTTGACATTTTAATATTTTTTAAAGTTATTTATCAAAGATAACTAATTTTTTAATACCCTAATGTTACAACAGTTAATTGTACTCTTGGTACTTGAAATTGATTTGGTAATGAAGCAATTTGCAATTCAATAGTATCATTTACAGCATATCCACTTCCTATATTAGTTATTGTAAAAGCAGTTGCAGTACGATTGACTAATGTTACAGTAAATGTTGCACCTGTTCCGCTTCCTGATGTTGAAAATTGTGTTGCTGAAAATGTACCGTCTTGTGATTTTATATTGCCTGATGAATTAGATATACTTGCAGTTGCAATACCAGAGGGCAAAGGAAAAACTTGCGTACTTCCTAAATATGCTTTTAATACTGATGTACTACCTAACTTTAATGCACTAATAGCATTGCTTCCTAAATTTATTCCCATATTAAGTAATTATATATAAAGTTGTTGAATTTTGAGGAGAGCCTGCATATTGTGCTGCTGTCATACTGACTACATTTAAAATTTGAGTAGCTCCCGTACCTTCTCCTGTTGTATTACTATCAATAGTGTTTACTTCTGCACCCGTTTCAATACCGTCCTAAGTTTTGTTGAAGATGTACTATCAAATGAAATTTTAGTATTGTTATCAGTAATATCTGCTGCTTGTTGTGCACTAATAGTTGTAGTATCTCCTGCTAATGCAGTTGTTGATGATGTAAACCTAATTGTAACAATGCAGTATCTCCTGCCAACGCTGTTGATGCAGTAGTACCTAAAACCATATATTTATTAGTACCCTCTGCAATATTGCTTGTAGTTAATGTTACAGCACCTACATTTCCATTTACGCTGTCAACTGTATTAACTTGCGCACCTGCTTCAATATTTGATAATTTTGCACTTGAAGTTGCATCAAAAGATATTTTTGCAGTATTATCAGCAACATTTGTATTTCCTGATACTCTTGCTTCTGTGTAATAAAGATTAGTGTTTTCTGCTATATTTGCAGTTGTCAAAACTACTGCGCCTGTTAAACTGTTAACACTATCTACTGGAGCAGCACTTGGTATGCTTGGTTTGTTAAGTATTAAAGCATCGCCACTTGTTGCGTTCCAATCCGATTGCACATTTACTTCTGCATTATCCTCAATCCCTGCCAACTTTGTTGCATCTGCACTTGGATAAGAATTTTTAGCAGTATTATTTGTTATTGCAGTTGCTTGCGCTGATGTTATTACAGTAGTGTTACCTGCCATTGCTTCATTTGCAGCAGTACCTATAACCATTGAAACCTTTGCATTATTATCTGTAATATCAGCTGCTTGTGCTGACGTTATACCTACTTTGGCTGTGTTGTTTGTAACGTCTGTATTAGCAGATACCAAAGCTTGTGTAAAACCTACCTTTGCAGTATTTAGTGTAACAGCTGAATTTGCTTCCACCCTTGCATTTGTGAAATATAAATTAGTATTTTCTGCAATATCTGATGTATCTAAAACTACAGTTCCAACTTCTCCATTTACGCTATCAACAGGTGCAGCACTTGGAATTGTAGGCTTATTTAATATTACAGCTAAACCACTTGTTGCATTCCAATCACTTTGCACATTGCTAACTTTAGCACTATTATCTGTAATTGCTGTTGCTTGTGCAGGTGTTATTGTTGTAGTATCGCCCTCTAAAGCTGTGCCTGCAGTAGTTCCTAAAACCATAGAAACTTTTGCAGTGTTATTGGTTATTGCTGTTGCCTGTACTGCAGAAATTGTAGTTGTGTTTCCAGCAAGAGCAGTAGTAGATGTTAAACCAATTTGTAATAAATCTGTATTACCTGCTAAAGCAGTACTTGCTGTTGTACCCAATACCATATATTTATTGTTAGTACCCTCTGCAATATCGTCTGTATTTAAAACTACAACCCCTGTTTTTGTATTTACACTATCAACGGGCGCACCAGCTGTTGGTGGCACGTTTAAAACTCCATTAACAATTTGTAAAGTTCCTACATTACCTGTAACGCTTTGTACTATTCCTAAATTGCTTGTAAAATTACTTGGATTGGCATTGCTATATGGCGTAAAGCCTAAAGCACTTGTTACATCTGAATTTGTTACTGTATATGTAGAAATAAAATTATCGGGGTTTGTATTGCTGTAAGGTGTAAAACCTAATGCACCTGTTACGTCTCCACTTGTTACAGTATATGTAGTTATATATCCTGCTGGGTTTGTAGCATTATAAGGAGTAAAGCCTAATGCTGTTGTAACGTCACTTGATGTAACGGTGTATGTTGAAATGTAACCTGCAGGGTTTGTTGCGTTATAGGGTGTAAAACCTAAAGCTGTTGTAACATCGCTGCTATCAATACCTGTAATATATCCTGCTGGGTTTGTACTGTTGTAAGGTGTAAAAGTTAATGCATCTGTAACGTTTGCACTTGTTAAACTTAATGTGCCACCTAATGTTAATGTTATATTAGCTGCAGTACCACCTGTTGTTAATGTTAAGCCACTAACTGTACCTGTTCCTGTTACACTTGATACACCACCACCCCCCACTACTGACAGTTGTAAAAGTAAATGCACCGTTTCCGTCTGTTGTTAAAACTTGCCCACTTGCACCGTCTGCACCTACATCATCTAAATCAAGCAATCCTAAAGAAACGACACCTGTTGCACCATTTACGCTGTCAACATCGTTAACTTCTGCGCCTGTTTCTATTCCAGAAAGTTTAGTTGCATCAGCAGTAGGATAAGAATTTTTAGCTGTATTTGCAGTAATTTCATCTGCCTGCAATGTAGTAATTCCAACCTTTGCAGTGTTCAAAACAATATCATCTGCCTGTGCTGTAGTTATTCCTGTTTTTGCATTGTTTGCTGTAATATCTGATGCCTGTGCCGATGTTATACCAACCTTTGCAGTATTTGCAACTACATCAGAATTTGCAGAAACTGCAGCATCTGTATATCCTACCTTTGCATTATTAGCTGTAATGTCTGAAGCCTGTTGTGTGCTTATTCCAACTTTAGCATTGTTGTTTGTTATATCAGATGCTTGTTGAGTTGTTATACCAACTTTAAGCGTGTTTGCTGCTATTTCATTTGCTTGTGCAGTAGTTATGCCAACTTTATTATTATTCGTTGTTATATCGCTTGCTTGTTGCGTTGTGATGCCTACCTTTGCATTATTGTTGTTATGTCAGTTGCTTGTTGAGATGTTATGCCTACTTTAGCTGTATTTGCTGTTACACTACTATTTGCAGTAACTCTTGCTTCAGTATAGTATAAATTAGTTGCACCCTCACTTATATCATCAGTATCAAGCGTAACTGTACCAGTTTGACCATTAACAGAATCAACTGCACCACCAGCAGCAACAGTAGTAAAAGTAAAACTACCACTACCATTAGTTGTTAATACTTGACCATTTGATCCATCTGCACCTACATCATCTAATTCAAGCAACCCTAAAGAAACTGCACCAGTTAAACCATTTACGCTATCTACTGTATTAACTTCTGCACCAGCTTCAATACCATTTAACTTTGTACTTGAAGCACTATCAAAAGATATTTTAGCGTTGTTATTTGTAATATCAGTAGCTTGTTGTGTGGTTATTCCTACCTTTAATGTATTAGCAGATATTTCATTTGCTTGTGTTGGTGTGATACCAACTTTTGCATTTAAAACAATAGCATCAGATTGTGATGTAGTAATTCCAACTTTTGCAGTATTTGCTACAACATTACTGTTTGCATCAACTCTTGCATCGGTGTAATACAAATTTGTTGCACCCTCTGTAATATCATCTGTATCAAGTACCACAACACCAGTTTGCCCATTAACACTATCTACTGCACCACCACCACTTACAACTGACCACCCTTGCGATTGTCTTGCATACTGTTGCCCATCGTTTGGTGCTTCGGGGAATGTAACTTTTGCAGTATTTAACGTAACTGCACTATTTGCTTCTACTCTTGCATCTGTAAAATATAAATTTGTACCCTCACTTATATCAGTAGTAGTAAGTACAACAACACCCGTTTGCCCGTTTACACTATCAACTGCACCACTTGATAAACCAACTACAGTTGCGTTTGTTAAATCTAAAGTTCCAGTAAAACTTGCTGATGATGTACCTATACTTAAAGTTGATGCGTTGCCTAAACCATCTGTTAGGTTTTTTTCTACTGCACCTATTACACCATTATCAGATGTTTTTATTAACCCCTCGTAAGTATCAGATATTTTAGTATTAAATAAAGTTGCCATACTATTTTTTGTTTTTTATTTTAACCCTTTTTAAAAAGGTTTTTAGTTTTTCTATGTTTGCTTTTTTCGGTTTATAAATCATAATACCCACCCATTAAAAGTTGCATCATTACTTGGGTATATATCATCATTTATATTACTTGTGTATTCGGGATATGTAGTTTGGTTAAAACTCATAAAGTCAATAAATCTTCTACTATACCATTCAGCGTTTGTACGTGCTTTTTCTACTAAAAAATCTATTTCGTTTTTATCAACTGATTGTGAATTTTCTGATGTATGTTTAAACACCCCACCATTTTTTATTTGATACGCTGCAAATGGCATATAATTAGATTGTGCATACCATATTAACATTGGTGCTATATAATCATCTAAAACTGTTTTCCATCTTGCATTAGCTGGTAAATCAATATTAGGTATTGCAGCAGTTAAACCATCGTACATTTTAGTTCCCATTATTTGCTGCACATCTATTTCTTGTGCAATCTTAATAAACTGAATAAACTTATCAGTATCAACATTACCATCCATAATTGAATTACGGATCAAATCAGTTCTATTTATAAATAAAGTTGTAGCCATCTATCTTCTTTTATTACTTGGTAAAAACCCCTCGTTGGGCATATCTATTGGTCTTTTTGCTACCAATGAATCGTTTTTTTCTGGTTTAAAACCAGCAGCTATTGCCTTGTTTACACTAATTGTAGGTGCTAATGGACTATCAATATCAATCCTTTTACTATCTATTGTATACATATATGTTTTACGCATCCAAAAATGATGGCAAGCACCACCACCTTTATATAAATTAGTTTTACCACCTTTATGTAACCATATAGAATAAGTATCAGCACCCCTTGCACCCCAACCTGGATTTACTGCCCTATCACCCATTTGTTCTATATCTTCTTTTCTATATATTTTTTTTGCTTGTACCATTGTTTTACAAAAATCTCTTGATACATTTTTACCACTATCAAAGGTATCTTGTAATGGTGCATATTGGTATCTTACTTTAAATGCAGCAGCACCAACTACTTCATCTTGTTCACTTTTTGCATTTGGTCTTGCAGTTCCAGTAGATACAAATTCCCATATTTTAGCTAATGTGCTTTTTTCTTTTTTTTTGTTTAGTTCATTAATTTGATAATCTAATGCTTCTTCATCATCATAATCAACTTTGCGTTCATCAATTAATGTCCAATTTTCTAAATCTTCATCTTCACCAAATTCATCAATAAAATTATCTAATTCTGTTTTTTCTTTAGACATTTTAACACAATTAGGTACTTCTTTACCATCTTTTATTTTTGTACCATATTGTTCGTAACCATCCCAACAAGGTGCTTTTAAGTTCTTGGTGTGTTTCGCAAGGCATATAATATGTAACACCCTCTACTTCGTGTTCGTGATAACCACCACAACCCATTTCTTCAGCTACCTTTATTGCTTCTTCTTTAGTTTCGTATGCTTGTTTACCATCAATTTGTTTTAGGCTAAATCTTCTGCCATTTCAACACCAGTTTCTTCTTCAATAGTTTCTGCATCTTGTACTGACTTATCTACATCTGTAAATTCTAATGGTTGTAACGTTGTAAAGTATAGATTTAAGCTAATATCATTGTAAGCTAAGTATTTTATCAAAGCAATCAATTAAAAGTTCTTGAAACGGTCTTATAACGGTGTTATCCATTAATAAGATGCAGTCTTTATTTCTTCTGCATTATTACCTAAACCACTACCATCTTTTATACCTAATAAGCATAGGAGATACAATCTATGTGATACCATTATTTTTTGTGTGATTCCTCACTTAAAAATTGGTATTGGTTATGTGCATCACTTAATTGTACTGGTGTTATTTCTGCTTGTGATTCTTTGTTATCGTTAAAAGCTAAAATAAATTTACCAGCGTTTGATGTACCACTAAACTTTCTGTGTATTTTTTTTCTATTAATTGTCTTTCTTGTTGGTTAGGTGTACCATTATTAAAGTTAATTAACATTGATGGTGCTAAACCATTCATTATATTATTTAAGGTGGTAATTAGATACTTCTTCTTCTAATTCTGCATATTGTAAACCACCTTGATAATCTACGGGTGAATAGTAATAAAACCCACTTTTATAAGGTTTTATATAATATTTCTATAGGTTCTTTAGACACACCAAAAGCTGGTATTCTTAAAGGTTCATCACTTGGTTTTATATTTGCCCAATCATTAAAATAGTAATATGCTGGTATTTCACCATCTTCATCACATTTTTCTGCTCTTAATGTTTCAATAGGCATATGCTCTAACTTTGAACAATTTTACTACTATCTTTTGATAAATTACTTGTATTGCAGCATTACCCATTAAGTTTTAAATCGTAACATACTTTTCTAACTACATCTTTTTTAAATAAAGAAATCATTTGTGCATACTCATTAGGTTTTCTGTTACTATCAGTTGCATTTAAACCTTTTCCATATATAGCTTGACTAATACCATTTATAGCAGCGTTATTTGTAGGTGAACCATTGTATCTATCTATTAAGTATTGAAAATAATTGTTATCTGCACCGTATTCAATCCAATCTTCACCGTTTACTTCTTTAATTTCTGGGCTTGTGTAAGTACTTAAATTAACAAAGCCAAATTCTGATACCTTTGATGCTTTTGTAAATTGCCCTTTACTATTTCTTTTCTTTTCATATTACTATATAAGTATTATTATAACCATTGTAGGTCTGTATATTGCCCTTTATTTAAGTTATAATAGTCATTATTATTTTGGTCAATATCTTGGTCTGTACAGAAAATTCTATCCTTATAAATAACTCCATCACTTGCATCATCTACATTCCAAAGCGTTGTATCGTTTTCCCATAACTTAACATTTGTATTCCAAAAACTATTTGCAGTCTTATAAGTTACATCGTAAAAATGATTTTCTACTAATATAGGGTTAAATATACATTGTTTGTAAATGTTAAATAATTACCTACTTGTGTAGCACCATTACTAATTTGATAGGTTTTTACTACGTTTGTACTATCATCTCTTATAGACATAATAAAATCACTTGAACATAATCTCTTGGTATTACTGATAACGATTGTGCAGTTGCACTTGTGGTTAATATAATCATCAACTTATATAACGTAAATAATTACCTAATTTGTAGAAATTATATTGCAAAAAAAAAGCACCCTATAAAGGATGCTTAATTTATTAAACTAAAATTAAAATTATGCAGTTGGATCTATTTGTGTTGCATCACCAGTTACTGGTGCATCTAAAAATAAGGTGCAGTTTCTTCCATACCCTCAAAAGTAAGTGTAAAACCACTTAAATCTCCTGCTGCTGCTCCAGTTACTACTGTTCCACCAGTACATTCCATTCCATTTTCAAACCCACATAAGAAACTATTACCATAGTAATCTTCTACAACTACATGTGGTCTGCTACTGCAAGTGTTTGTAGTTCTGCTTGTGTTTAAGCATCTAAATAAGTTAATGTTAAGTTTAAAGTTTGAGTATAAAAAGTTGTTCCATTTTCTCTACTACTTGTTACAGTAGTTTCTAAAGATGAATTACCTTTTACATCGTATTCATACCAACGTTGGAGCTACCTGTGTATTGTTGCTTCTTTGTTGTACTATCTACTGTTACTGCAGTTAGTTCCATAATCAGCAAAGTAATACTTTTTTAATACCCCCAAAGCGCTGATTTGCAAGGTATTTTTCTTCCAGTTGTTAATGTACAAGCCATATTTATATTTTTTTTAAAAAAAAAGGGTAAGTAGATAAACCTACCTACCCTAATTTATTGGTTAATTAATTATTATGCGTATTCTACTAAATCTTCAGCAATTCCAAACTGTACTGCTGACTTGTAAAACGCATTACCATTCTTACATTGTTTGAAGCATCTAAATCTGCCATATCTAAAACTTTAATAGACATTTGTATCATTTAACAATCCTGTTCCAAAGTATAAGTTACTTCTTTGTGCTGCATACATTTTGTTGTCTGACATTCCAGGACATACAAAGATCTTAACACCATTTACAGTTAGTGATCCGTTGTTCCACCATTGTGTTCCCATATTGTTTACACCATTTGCACCTAAACCATTTGCTGCAAAACCACCTAATGCTTGTACATAAATTTAGCTGCTTTGAACCAATGTATAAGAATAAATCTTCTTTTCCGTAAAGTGAAGCTGGTATAGCATCTACAACTTTAGATAATTCATCAATAATATTCCCTGCATGTTAAACCACCTGCTACTGCTGCTACTTGTTGACCTGCTGGTATATCTCCTGCTGCTGCTGATGCTGCAATTAGTTTTTCAAACCCATCAAATGAATTGTTAGTACCTGCTGCTGTATCGCCTTGCCAAATACAAAATTCTGTATTCTGTGCTACTTCTGCTGCTACGTGTGCAATCATAAAGTCAGAAAATTTAGGTGGTAAAGATTGACCTAAACCATAACCCATTTGTTGTGCTTCCCAATCGTTTACAAAATCATACTTACATAATTGTAGATTTACTTGTAATTCAACTGGTTGAAATAATTCTTTCTGTTAATGTTACAGATGAATTAGGGTGTAAAATCACAACCTGCTGGACTTACTAACTGAACCTGTTGCTAATTTTTTAATTACTTCTTTGTAAGCAATATTTGCTTTTACTGTAAACCACCATCATCAATAGTAGATGCAGATAGTAAAGCTGCTGCAATATACTCACCTGCAAATTCACCTGCATAAGTTGTAGTGATATTAACTGTAGTTGCAAGATTTGTTTTTCTTAAATTTGCCATTTTTATTTTATTTATTTAATTTATTTAATACTCTATCTAATGTTGTGTTAAATTTTCCTTTTGCAAATTCAACATTTAGTTTTTTAGTTTTACTGCTTCTGGGTTATGCTTTATTGGTTTTCTTGCTGCAGATAATTCTTCTTTTTTTTCTTCAGAAAATTCTTCTTCAGTAATTGTTCTTGACTTCATTTTGTCATGCCATTTCTTCTTCTTTACATTCTTCATTTCGTAAGCCTTTTTACTGTCGCTCTTTTAAATGGTGCAATAGCATCTTCAACTATGCTTTTTCCATACCTTCCAACTTCTGCAACATCAGCTACTTCTTCTATCTTCTGTTGTTTCAATTTTTCTTCTAAATCTTCAGTGCTTCTTCTTTAGCTGGTACTTCATCAGATACATCTCTTACATCTGCAATAATTCCTTCTTCTTCTACAATACAATAGTCTTACCATCTTCAAGGATATATTCCCCTACAGGCATTGCTACTTTTTCATCATCTGTAACAATAAAAACTTCGTTGCCTTTTTCTAATGATTCTGTTGTTATAACAGTGCCATTTTCTAACTTCATTTCTTCAAGTTTTACCTCGATGTTTAGAAGCGTTTTAATTTCGTTTAACATTTTTGTTGCTTTCATAATTATTATATAACGATTATTTAATTTATTTTTTGCGTTTTCAGTCTGTTCTTGTTATTACACCTATGCCTTGTGCGTGTCATAGAACCATCACAACAGTCAATAGAATAGGTGTTAGTTATCCCAACATAAACAAGCTCTTGAACCCTTTAGGCTGATGTTCTACTTGGTATAAATATTTTATTTTTAGCCTTCATTTAGAATATCAATTATTTTATTTAATATTTCTTCAAGTATCTTTTCATCACCTTTATTTGACATATGCCTTCTTTCAATTTTATCTTTAGGTCGTTCCATTTTATCTGCAAAGTAACCCTCAATAGAAAAACCTTTAACTTTATTTGTTTTAACATACTCTTTCCAAATTTCATCATTATTAACTTTTACTGCACCCATCCAAGTTCCAACTGGTACATTAAGTCCGTATTTTCTTGTCTTGTCTTTGTACCTCATCTTCTACAATCCAACTTTCAACTAATGTTAAACCTTTAATGTTTCGTTGTGTTCTAATGTGCTATTGTTTTGATAACCATTTTGTAAATACATTTGAGATGCTTTTTGTACTAGTATCTTTTGAAAAATAAATATAATAATCACCCTCTGCACCATTTCTGTAAATAGGTTTGTTAGGTATTAATAAAGCACCCATTAATATTTTTTTATCTTCATCTACTTCTGCTAACTTTATTTCTTGGTCTTTTAAAGCAATAAAGTCGATTCAATAGCTGGACTTTCAACAATAGATATTGCTTCTACTCCAGCTTTCTTCTTGTTCTTCATCTAAAATAAGTTCTATTATTTTCATAATTATATAACGTTTTTAATTTAAATTTTGCATTTTATCCTATACTTGCACCCTCAATTATGTTTCTGTCCATTTCTTGTGCAGTTGACACGTCACTTGCAACAACAAATGCTTTAGTAGGTACTTGCGTTTGACCACCTATTGCATCTGCTAATTGGTTTGTACCACTTGCACCTACTATATTAAATGCAGGTGCTACGCTTTCTGCTGCTTCGGGTGCTGCTGCTGCTACAGGGCTGGGTGTAGCACCACCACCCCCACCACCTTTGACTGTACTTAAAATGTTTTTGGCTTGCATTACAGCACCTAATACTGCCGTTATTTGAGTTGCATAAAATATAGGAAATGCAAATGGTGCTGCAGGACCTGTAGCTTTAGCACCCTTTTGCGCTATATCTAATGCGTTTATAAAGCCAATACCTGTTCCAATAGCAATTTCTGCTAATGCTGCTGCTTTTGATGCTGCAGTACCTTTATCAAATAATTGTCCTATTTGCCCAATAGCACCACCAATCGCTGCTGTTAATTGTAATTGTAAAGATTTTTTAGCTTCTGTAATTGCTGTTTCCTCTTTTAAAATTTCTTTATCACGTGTTATATTCTGTTGCCTTGATTGTTCTAAAAAATCATCAAGTGCTATCTGTGCATCTATTTTAGCCTGTGTTCCTGCTGTTGCTTCATCAACTACTGCCTGCAGCCTTGCTTCTTGTAATATTAGTTCTTCTTCATCAATTAATTTTTGTGCTTCTAATCTTGCAAGGTTATCTTCTATTTGTTCAGCATTAAAACGTTTTTTTGCTATTGCTAAAGTAGTATCGCTTTCCAGCTGTGCATTTCCTAACTCCAATAATTCTTTGCTTAATGCTAAATCATTTGCTTTTTGTTCTGACCTAAAACCCTCTATTTGAGCAAGCACACCCTCTTTTTCTGCTTGCGCTTCTAATACAGCAACATAATCTTCATCTTTGCCTGTTAGATTAAAGCGTGCCTGTGCAGCAGCTAAAACAGCATCTGAATTTTTTAGCATTTGTTTTTCTTGGTCATCAAGTACAACTTTTAATTCATTATTTGCTGCTATCCTATCTGTAATGCTATTACGTTCCTCATCACGTACTTGCCTTAATTTTTCTGCTTCCTTATCCTTTTGCTCTAATAATATTCTTGATTGTGCTACTGCTATCATAGCAGACTTTTTAAGTGCTTTATTTGTCTTTGCAGTTTCTAATGCCTGTTGCACATTAATTTCTGAAAATTCTTTCATAGCAACCTCTCCTATTGCACCCAATTCATTTGTTGCTTCACTAAAATTATCTACAATATCATTACCTGCTGTTTCTGCTGCTTCTGCAACTTCAACAATATTAGTTTTAGTTTCTAATATATCTGCATTTAATTGCTTAATTGTTTCTGCATCTTTTCCACCAAAAAAACTATTTTCCCACGCCAGCATTGCTTCCTGTATTCCTAATTTAATTGCATAAAAAGAAAATTTAAGAGGTGTTAATGTAAGTGTTAAAATACCACTTAATACCTTGCCTAATGCATCAAAATTTTCACTGCTTTGCGTTACTGCTTTATATATATCTGTAATTGCATTTAATACTTGGTTAAATACTATTTGTGCTGTATCAAAAACAACAGTTAAAGCGTCCATTACTTCTTGGTTTTCTTGTACTGCACTGCTAACAAACTCAAATGCTTTTTGTAATAAAAATATTATACCACTTGCTTTGGCTAAAGTTTTAATTGATGCACCAACTTTTTGTATTCCTTTAGAACTATCTTTTGCACCTTTTTCAACTTTTTGCAATACTTTTGGCTGTAGCTTCATTAGCTTTTACTATTTCCTTTTCTAATTTTGCATACTCCTTTTGAAACTCGTCAAGGTTTTTGACAGCTTCCTTATATTTTAACTCAAAATCAATTCTTACTTTTTTCGACATTTGTTTTTGTATTTTATCTGTTGCATGCTTTCAGTAAACGTTTCTGCCAGCTTATATTTGCCCTGTGCTATTCTTATTAATTCTGTTTCTCCTTTTACTAACTGCAGTAAATCAATTATATTTTTTATCATTAATCGCTGTTTAATAATTCAAATTCTGTTTTGCCTGTTGTTAGGTTTGTAGTCATTGAATTAATTTTATAATTCTGTTGCCTAAATCTTATTCTATCATATAACTGCAGGCTACTAAATATTTTGTAAGGTAGGTATGCAGTAACTTTTGTTATTCTTAATCTTGTATTAAAAACTTCTTGTATGTAATTCTTGTAATGGTTTTCAAATAACGTGCCTGTAAAATCGTTTGCATCTGCGTATATATTTGCATTGTATTCCATTATTTCATTATTGAAATGTAACGATGTATTGCTTTGTTGCTGGGTTTATTTCTTTCGTGTTCATCGGTAGCCAATATTCATCAATTTGTTCGGGTGTAGCTGCTTCTGTTGATTTTAGAGCAAATGATGTAGATGTTAACGGTGGCTGTCTTCTGAAAACCGTAAAAAAATTAAAGGATTTCCATAATAGGCTTCTTGGTTATCATCAACAAAATAACCATACATTAATGTCGTTGTATTATTATTACTGCTATTCCATAAACGTTCAAACATTACGTGCTCAAAAGGCAACTCAATACTATATTTTTCTGTAGGCGCATCAAAATAACTATTAGCACTATAGGATAAACTCCCCCAACCTGTGTTATTTAATTGTTCATATTGTTGTGCTAAAAAATGTTTTTAAGCCTTTATAACTAAAATTAATTTCTTTAAAAGGTAATGCAATATCTACTGTTGATTTTGTTACATCTAAATACTTGTCAATATCTACACCAATAAATTCGGGGGTCTTCGCCTGCAGGTGGGACTGTCTGCGGTGCTTTATTATAAAATTCATCTAAAGGCTGCACTACAATAATATCATCTTCAACGTATGCAGTCAAATTAAACATTTGAAATACACCTGTAAGAAAATCTATAATTTTCATTTTAGGTATTTGCTCTTGTATGTTAAAAGGTAATGTTTCAGAATTTGTAAAAGGAGTTTGGTTTTTCCAATATTGATAGTAATATTCAGGCCCTTGCTCAAAAGGGTCTTGATATACTATTGTCCATTGTATGCCATTAGCAGGGATTGTTATAGGTGTTCCTGTAGGTGCAGTTATTTGTATTATATATTCAGCACCACAATCAAACATTCCTGTTTGGTTTGTTGGACTAACATTCCCCATAAATTGTGTTCCTGTAACATTTACTAAACTATCAACAACATTTTGTTGTCCGTTTTGTATCATTAAAAGTCTTGCTGAATAAGTAGCTGTATTACCACCTCCAGGATATATTCCTACTGTTGTTTGCTTTAAATTATAAAACCCACCCCACGAAGCAGCACCTCCACAACCAATAGTAACAACTCCATTATTTTCTGTTGAAAAAGTAACACAACCTTGATTTCCTGTGCAACTATAAGTATCAAGTTCTGATACATTTGTCCAAATAATATCTACTTGTTCTGCAGGTGTAACATCGCCCTTTTTTTCTGTGCAGCCACATATACAAATTATCCCAATCTGTATTTGTTGCATCATTAAAAAAATCATTAGAAAATGTAATTGGAAATTGTGCTTCTATTGCTTCAATAATTCTTTGCAGCCTTAAAGCATATTTAAATTGACTAAAAACAACTCCGTTTTCTGTGTATATATTTCTGTAATAAATATTATTTAATGCTCTGTCAACATTTGCACTTGAATAAGTAAGCCTTGCTGTATGCGTAATTAATGGCACAATAATATCATCGCCATAATCTGTATTTTCAATTTTATCTTTTACAGTTGTGTAATCATAATCTAAATTTAAATCATTTAAATCTGTTAAACTGCTTAACTGATTATCCCCTAAAATATCTTTTAAATCAACTGTGCTGCCATAAAAAGTGACCTTATATGTGTGAGGTACATTATTTTTTAATTCAACGCCTGTCAACGCTATTTTGCCTGTTTTAAATAGTATATCGTTTAACTCTAATGACGCATCTACTTTTACTCTTGCATCAAATGCACTATTTTCTGAAATATCAAAATTATAATAATGCTTAAATAATTTATTGTTTTTGGGCGATGCTGGTAATGCAAAGGTTTTAGTAAATTCAGTAAAGATTTTTTTTATGTCTTTTACGTTTTGTATTGTTTGCGTAAAAGAAACACTTTCATCTTTGAATTGGTCAACCCTATTAGCTTCGGTATATACACCATTAGTGCCAATATTCCCAATATATAATATTAATTTTTGCTGCATTACCTCACGTTGTTTATATAATCAAATGCTTCTTCAAATTCAATAGTGTAATCAATAAGCCTGTTATTTACACTTGTTTTAAAAGCTATTGAAGATTGTGTTACTTTAACAGGCACAACCTCATCAGTCCCCGTTGCCTTGTTTGGTCTTTCAATCCAAACGTGTTCGCTTAATAAAAGTTCCTCAAAAAAGTTATTTGCACCCTGTGGATAATAACCACTGCATAAAGTAAATTTTTGTTTAGCAGTTGTGTTAAATGTTTTGTTTGGTGCATCAGAAATAGAATAGGTAGCAGGGTTATTTGTGCTTGGATATGTTAATATATTAGTTTTATAATTTTCATTTCTTCTTGATAGTGTTTTAGTTTCTTTTAAGAAAAACCATAAATCTTGCTGCACACCATATTTATTTATAAAAATTATTCGTCTCCCGTCTCCATATTTTGTGCAATCTATTCTTTTAATTGTTCCCCCGTAATTCCCACCTATTGTAGTTGCAGTTGCACCAAAACTAACTGTTACCTGTGAACTTGACATTGTTTGCACAACTATTCCTGTTGTGTTATTAGGATAATATAGTTGCACATCGCTTTCGTTTGGGTTTTCAGAAATAAAATATTGACCGTTTGCAATAATAGGGTTTGTTCCGTCTTCAAAATAACCATAACCCATAAAACCTGTATCAGTACTGTATGCTTTTGTGCTTCTTAAAGTTCCTGTTCCGTTAAAATCAGAGTAGTTCCTTAATGTTACTTGTATTGATATTGTTTGAGGTGCATAATTTGATTGGTAAGAAATTTCTAAATAGTCCCTGCAAAGTTCTGAAATATCAAAATTTTGTGTACTTGATTTTTTAGTATTTTTTACTAATAAATATTCAACAACATTGTTAATTTTTATTTCGCACGTACAAGAATTTACAGCTGAAACAGGTATCTCTATAAATTTAAACTGAGGACTTCTTAATAATAATCTTGGCATAATATTATAATTTATTTTCTATATCTTTAATTAAGGCATCTTTAAAAAATTGCCTGTATTTATCTTTTCCCCTGTTTAATGGTTTCGTAAAAAAAAATGTAGCCATAATTCCTTTTTCATATATGCTTCTTGCAATTAAAAATTTTAAAGATTTTCTTGAAATAAACCTACCTTTTTTGTCTCTTGGTGCAATACCTCTTTTAATTAACCACTTATCAAAAACTCTTTGTGGTGGCATTTTTGTTGTATAACTAAATGGCGATTTTGTTGATTGTGGATAAACAGACTTTGCACCCTTAACTCCCTCATCTTGAAATTGCCCGTAATAATCCATAAAAAATTCTACTACTACATTATCAGTCGTTTTTTTATTTACAATTTTATATTCAAGTGAATTATATAAATTGCCACCACCATTTTGCCTTTTTGTTAAATTTGTTCTTGCCTGCTGGATTACATACTTTGCATATCTCTCTGCAGCCATTTCTAAATACGTTCTTTCCATTTAGCAAATAGTTATGTCATTATGTATTAATACGTCCATAGTGCAAGTCCAACCTGCTAACATATTTTCAAATCTATCATAAAAAGGCTCACAACTTGGATTTCCGTCTAATTGGTATTTTTCTATATATAGTTGCCCTTTACGTAAAACTTGAACTAATTTATTTATTACTGCCAGCTGCGTGTTTAATATATCTTGTTCGTTGTTGTTACCTGTAAATCTATCAAGTGTTTCTGTTTTGCTTTGATCCACAATATCGCATGCAATTACTGTAATGTTAAATCTTAATACTTGTTCTTCATGCTACTACGTTGTTTACTATGATATGCGCCTAATGGAAATATATCTTGTTTGTTTAAATTCAATTTCGCTTACATCACCACTTGAAACAGTATTAATATTTGTGTCTGCAAGTAGCTGCTCTTTTATTGTTTCGGTTAATTGGTAAAATCCTCTTATACCTTGATTCATCATTTGAATTTACTTTTAATTTGCTTTGCTTCTATTTCGTTTTTTTCCTTTACAAATGATAACATTGTAAAACATTTATGCACTTCTAATTTGGTGATATCTTCAAGTCTTGTAATATCCCCATTAGCGAGCAGTGCATAGACTGATTGGTACCATCCCCATTTTCTGCTAAAATTTGCTGATAAATTAAGTTCTGTTCCCCCCCCCCAGTTTCCGAATAGTTCATCATAGTTTTCGATAAGTCTATCCCTAAATTCCAAAAAAAAAAATTGCTGACAAATACTGCATCCATTGGCATAGCTAAAGGTAAATTCATCAGCTTGCATCAACATTGTATTCTTTTATTGTATATCTATCTTCTTAATTTGTTTTCTATTGGTCTGTATAATACATTCATTGTCTATTTCCATTTTTTCCCAATCTGCAATGTAAGTATCTACATCAATATATTCGCCTAATGTTAATATCGTCTAAGTTGTAGGGATGGAAGCCATATTCAACACTATCAATTTAAAAGTTTTTGTACCAGCTTTGGTTTTTTCAAACAATGAATTTATCTATAATATTAATAATTTTATCTGTATCTGATAACTTCAAACGTTTCATAACGTGTTGCAGCATCTATATCACAAAATATTTCAATAGCTTTAGCACTTTAAAAAATGTGCATTCTTCGTTTGCTTCTTGGATATTTAAGAAACCTTTTGATATTGCCCTAAAGTAATATCAGATAACTTTGTTGGTATTTCAATATTAATATTCATATATATATAACGTTTTTATTTAACTATTTTATTAGTAGTAAATATAATAAAAAAAAAGCAGCCATTTATTGGCTGCCCTCTTTCATTCATAAAAAAAACTTAACTAACTACCTATCATACTTGCTTCAAAACAACGTTCCACTGAACACACCTTTATCATTTTGCATTGCTGCACCACATTCGCTGCATTCATATTCTGCTTGTTCGTGTGGGTTTAAAAAATCATCCCAACTCATATATTAAAAAGTATTGATGCTAATGTCCTACCTACAAAGTAGCACAATGCAAATATTAAAAAATACTTTGTTAACTGCTTAAAAATTTTGCCAGCTTTGCCAGCTTTACT